CGTCGTGAGCGCCGCGTTCAACCTCGGCACCGCGGAACTCGCCGCGCAGGCCGCAGGGGAGACCGGGAACGCCGGGGCGCCGGGGCGGGCTGAGCGCGGCGAGCAGCCTGCTAAGCCCTGGGACAGCGGCGAGACGGTCTCGCCCGATCCGTCGTGGCCGATCGAGGCTCAGCTGCACTGGTACCAGGTCGCCAGCCACATCCTGCTGCTGAACTGCAGCGAAGTCACCCGCCGCAAGGCGGCTGCCGCAGCCGACCGCGAGGCGTTCGACGGCCTCGCCGCGCAGCAGCCGCAGCCCGCGCCCGGCCGTGAGCGGCACGCGCTCGCCGCGATCCTGCGCAAGCTGGACAACCTCGACGAGCCGGGCCCTGAGGCCGACGCGATCCGCATCGACGCCCTGTTCGGCCTCGGGCACGACGTCGAGCCGCTTGACGAGCCGCAGCCCGCGCCCGAGCTGGCCGCCGTGGAAGCCGAGCGCGACGACCTCCGGAAGCTGGTCGCCGAGATCATCGAGCGGATCGAGCAGATCGGCGTCATCGGCAGCAAGAACGACGAGTGGCGCGAGCGCGCAGGGCTGCCGTCATGACCGGCCCCTACGCCACCGAAGACGACGCCCTCAGGCACGTGGACGTCCTCAGGCAGCACGGCACCTGGCCCGGCGTGATCAGGCACGCCGACGGGACGTGCAGCCTCACGTACGACCCGGGGCTCGTCATCCGGGGAGGGCTGTGATGGCCCGCATGCCCACCTTCGAGGAAATCCGCGAAGACTTCGAGCGCGGCGTCCGTACCGCCGAGCAGGTCATCGAGCACCCGTTCCGCCGCCGCGACGCGGCACACGAGACCCCGGCCGCCCAGCCGGTTAACCTGGCAGCGACACCCGTCGCCGCCACCGCACCACCGCAGGGAGACACCATGTCACTCGCAACCTTCGAAGACGACCTCCGCGCCGGCGTCGCAGGCGTCAAGAACGAGATCGGCAAGTTCGAGCAGAACCTGCCCGCCATGGTCGCCGAAGTCAGGGCCGTCGCCGGGAGCCCCCTCGGGCAGCTCGCAGTCGCCGCCGCCCAGCACCTCGCCGCCGGCGTCCTGCCGCCCGAAGCGCTCGCCATCGTCGAGAGCGGCGCAGCAAAGCTCTACAGCGACATCCTCGCCCTCTACAACCCGCAGGGCGCACAGGCGTCCGCCGCGCCCGCAGCGCCAGCGGCACCGCCCGCGCAGTGAGCGCGTTCATTCAGATCGGCATACCGGCGCTCCTCATCGGAATGGCGATAGCGCTGACCGTCCTGCGGATGGAACGCAGGCGGTGACCGACCCGGAGTCCGCTGAGGCCGTGCGCGCGGGTGACCGCGCGTGCGGCCCGGTGACCATGCAGTCGGTCGCCGACCTGATCAGGCAGTTCCCGAAACCGGTGCACAGGGAACTGCACTGCCACCCATCGGTCGCGGGCGTCCTCCGCATGAGCACCACGGAGGCCCAGCCGCCGTTTCCGGGCGTGATCGGCAGCCTGACCGGAATCCCGGTCATCGAAGACCTGAAGCTCGGCGTGGGCGAATGGGAGCTACGTGAGGACGGCATGACGCACAGCAGCGGCGTGCTTGAGGCGGCCGAGCGGCTGTGGCGCGTGTTCGACCCGAGGAGATCATGAGCGCCGACAACGAACTCGCCGTCGTCAAGCGCACCCTCGCCGCCGCCTACCGGCAGCAAGCACGCTGGACCGACGACTCCCGTGCCATTCAGGACTTCCTCGACCTCGCCAGCCAGGTCGAGGCATTCGAGCCCGGCGACACGTGCTGCCCCTGCTGCGAGGAAGTCACCTGCGACACAGGCTGCCCGCTCGAACCCGTACGAAGGAGAACCTGATGGCACCTCAGCCGCAGCGCCGTGAGCAGCGCAAGACCCACCTCGACGCATCGGTCGTACCCATGGAACGGGCGCTGCTCGCGCGGGCGGCCGACATGGAATCGGCATCGGCAACGTTCCGGCAGGCGGCATCGGCACCGCCGCTAGCCGGTGACGAGGCGGCCGCGCAGTCCGCGCTCGCGCGGGCCGCCGTGCTCGACGTCACGGCGTCCGAGTTCCGCGCCCTCGCCGAAGAACTGCACTGGTGGTGACCGTGGACGACCTGACCGCGTTCGTCATGGCGCGGCTCGACGAGGACAATGCCGGGCGTCACCTGAACTTCGTAAGCTATCCGGCGCTCGCCGCCGCGTGGTCTGATCACCCTGACTACCGCGCCGAGTGGGCACCGTGAACCTCGGCCGCGACCGGCGCGTCGGCCCCTACTTCTGGTACGCCGAAACAAGCCGCCACCGATGGAGCATCCGGCTGCACTTCTGGCTGCACCCCGCGAACGTGCTCCGGCTCAACCGCCAGCCACGCTTCACCGAGGTCAGGATCGGCCGCTGCGTCGTGCTGTGCCGTAGCCGCATCGGACGATGGCCATGACCTGGCAGAAGACACCCGAAAGCCGCGCCCGCGACGCCCAGGTCTACGGCAGCCCCGAGTACAAGCGCAACAGGACAGCCGTCCTCAGGCAAGCCAACGGGCACTGCTCCCAGTGCGGCCACCGCCACCGCCTCCAGGTCGACCACGTCATCCCGGTCTCACGCGGCGGCACCCACGCAGTAGGAAACCTCAGGGCACTCTGCGCAGGCGACGGCACGTGCAAGTGCCACGAGACCAAGACAGCAGCCGAAGGCGGAGGCTGGCGCGCAAGCCGCGGCGACCGCACGCCCCGCGACCCGCAGCCGAGACCCAGGACGAACTGGTGACCGCCCGCAGCCGCGCCGCGCGACCCGGAAAGTCCAGTGGCGCCCCCTTCACAGGGCCAGCCCCGCTCTGAATCCCCCTCCCCATCCATTGAGACTTTCCGAATTAGTCACCGTTAGTGACGGATGGTCCGGATGGCGCCCGTCCCGCTAGGCGCTGAGCACCCTGATCCGCGCCCGCTTCACTTCGGGCATGGTCAGCGCGATCTTCACGGCTCCCGCGGCGGCGTAGGCGGCGTCGACGTGCCCCTCGTTCTTCCTCGTGAACCTCCACCCGTCGCCGGACGCGAGCTTGGACGCCGCCCGCACGTGCGCGTCGAGCAGCGGGTCGGCGGGGTGCACCACGCGCAGCGCCTTGACGAGGTCGGCGAGTTCCTGGCACGCCTCGGTGACCCTGGCGCCGGTGATCGCGCCGTCTTCGGGGACCTCGCCGGGGTCGCGCTTGCCGCCGGGGCGCTGGTTCCAGCGCAGCGCGAGTGGCCGCAGGACGGTGGCGATGCCCGCCGCGGGCCCTGAGGGGTACCACCCCAGTGCCATCGGCTTGATGCGGGCGAGGAGGTCGGGCAGCTCGGCGCGGACGGCCTCGGTGCTGTCCCATGCCTGGGCGATCTCGACGCGGACGCGGCCGTCGCCGGTCTTCGCGGCGACGGCGAGTGCGGCGTGGCGTCCGTCGGGGGCGATGTCGAGGCACGCGGCGATCCTGCCCTTGTGGGCTTCGAGGTTCCCGGCGGCGTCGGCGCAGCCGTCCCAGGCGGCGGCGTCGATCGCGGCGTCGAGGTTGGCCACCCGCTGGCAGAGAACCTCGGTCCTGAAGACCTCGGGCGGGTCGGTGGACAGCGCCGTCTTGATCGCCTGAACCGAGATGCGGCGGCCGAGGTTGGGGTTGGCCTGGCGGATGGCGTCCCAGTCGTCGAGTTCGCAGCCGTCTTCGGCGCTGTACTCGGCGAGGAAGATCGTGGGGTCGGTTCCGGCGCGGGCGACCTCGAGAAGCTGGTTGAGGACGACCGATTCGTCGTCGCCGGCGTTGCTCATGGCCCAGATCTGGCTGTTGGCGCGGGCCATGGTGGTTTTCGACAGCGCGGCCCATGCCTGCCAGTTGCGCTGCTCGCGCAGCTCGTCGATGTTGACCTCGTCGTTTGACGACCCGCGCCCTGACTTGCGGTTGGCCGCGCCGATCTTGTACCGCGAGCCGTTGGCCAGCCAGAAGTACTCGTCGCCGTTGACGTTGCGGACCATCGGCTTGCCGGTGGCGGGGTCCAGGAACTCTTCGTAGAGGTCAGGGTCGCCCTGGATGGACTCCTGGCACATGTTCCACTGCTCGCGGGCGAGGGTGACCTCCTGGGCGACGCCGAGTACGCGGGACCTGGGCCGCATGTACATGCGCCAGAGGGTGACGCCGCGCTTGAGATGGCTCTTGCCGTTCTGGCGGGCGACGACGATGAGGACGATGCGAAAACGGAAGCTACCGTCAGGGTTCAGCTCGAGCGCGTGCTTGACGGTCCATTCCTGCCAGGGGTCGAACGGCTCGCCGATCATGGCCATGAAGTCGGCGCACTCGTAGCCGAGTGAGGTCTTGCGGCTCAGCGGCCGGAGCGGCTCGGTCCACAGCCGCGGCTCGGTGCGGCCGAGCAGGGGCTTACGCGGGCTTGTGGCTGCTGACGGAGCGGAGCTTGGCAAGCTTGTTCTCCCTGGCCGGGCCCGTGTCCTTGGCTGCGCCCTTGCTTATGGCGGCCCGTGCGGCGGGGGTGGCGCCGAGCGATTCGAGCACCTTGAGCAGCTCGGGTCCGATCCACCTGATGGCGGAGGCGTACGCCTTGCCGTCGGGTGCGTCGTCGATGGTGCGGGCGTACTGCTGGGCGAGTTTCGCGGCGGCGGCGTCCTGGGTGCCGTCCCGGGTGTCGATGCCGAGGCTTGCGAGGGTGGCGCAGACGGCCGGGTAGAGCAGCTCGCTGGCGTCCCGCAGCATCATGCTTGTACCTTCCGTACAAATCAGCGCCATGTTCACCGTGCGCTGTTGTATGTAACCTGCAAATCAGATGTTAACCTGTGTGTGTCACGAGAGCCGGGAGCGGTGAGATTGCCCCTGGCTCTTTCGTGACGCCCGCTCCCGGTTCTCCCTGTTAGGGGAGGGCTGCATGGCCGCTGTCACCGCGCCGCCGGGCCGCTCCCTCATCGGCAAGGTCGCGCTGACTCTCTCGGCGCGCTCCCGTGCCCGCTCCGGGCGCCCGTCGAGGGCCGCCGCGTTCATCGCCGATCACACCGGGACGGTTACGGCGCTGGGCTTCGCTGACGCGGCCGCGTGGCACGCGGGCACGACGTGGGGCCTGGTCGCCACGGCGGTGTGCATTCTGGTCGCCGAGTTCAAGCTGCGCGGCTGACGTGCCGTCGCTGCTCGGCCAGATCCTGAGCCCGCGGAACGCCGCGCCGCCGGTGCCGATGGGGTCGGCCGGGTTCTACAAGCTGCCGGGCCTGGCGCTGGGCGCGAACCAGACTGAGACGTTCCTGCGCTCGTACGGGACGGTCGGGACGATCTTCTCGATGGTGTCGCTGTACGCGTCGAGCACGTCGCGGGCGCCGTGGAAGCTGTTCCGCGAGCAGCCGCAGGACGGCCGCCGCCGGTACACGACGCGGGACGAGGGCAGCGACCAGCGGACAGAGGTCGTGAAGCACGCGGCGCTGTCGGCGCTGGCGCGGCCGGGGGTAGTCACTACGGGCGGGCGCCAGGTGACGGTGCGGACGCGGCAGAACCTGTTCGAGCTGAGCCAGATGTACCTGGACCTGACGGGCGAGTCGTACTGGGTCATCGAGCGCGACCCGCGCTCGAGCATCCCGCTGGGCCTGTGGCCGGCGCGCCCGGACCGGATGGAGCCGGTGCCGGACCCGGACACCTACCTGAAGGGCTACGTCTACACCTCGCCGGACGGCAGCCAGCGGATCCCGCTGACGCCCGACGAGGTCATCTTCGTCAGCTACCCGAACCCGCTGGACCCGTATCACGGTCTCGGCCCGGTGCAGTCGGTGCTGATCGACATCGACGCGGCCCGCTACTCGGCGGAGTGGAACCGGAACTTCTTCATCAACTCGGCTGAGCCCGGCGGCGTGATCCAGGTCGACCATCAGATGGACGACGACGAGTGGAACGACCTCACCAGCCGCTGGCGCGAAGCGCACCGCGGCGTGAGCCGCGCTCACCGGGTGGCGGTCCTCGAGGCGGGGCAGACGTGGGTTCCCAATCAGCACACGATGCGCGACATGGACTTCGGGAACCTGCGCGGGGTGATGCGGGACGTGCTGCGGGAGGCGTTCCGCATGCACAAGGTGATGCTCGGGGTCTCCGACGACGTGAACAGGGCGAACGCCCAAACCGGGGAGGAAGTGTTCTCCCAGTGGGGGATCGTGCCGCGGCTTGACCGGTGGAAGGACGCGCTTAACTTCCAGTTCCTGCCGCTGTTCGGGTCGGCGGCGGCGGGCGTCGAGTGGGATTACGTGACCCCGACGCCGACGAACCGGGAGCAGGACAACGCGGAGCTGACGGCGAAGTCGCAGTCGGCTTACGTGCTGATCCAGGCCGGGTTCGACCCGCATGCCGTGCTTGAGGTCGTCGGCCTGCCGGACATGGGCGTGGCTGAGAGGGCGGTCCAGGCTCCGGCGCTGCCGCCCGGCTGGGTGCCGGAGCAGCCCGCTGCGCCTGACGGCGGCGAGGGCGAGGACATGGCGAACCTCCTGCGCCGCATGTCGGCGCTGAACCGGACACGGGTGATCAGGTGAGCAGGGCGGCGTTCAGCAGGCCGGACGGCAGGCCCGGCACCTACAGCGACTGGCTGGCGGAGATCTCGGCGAAGTGGAACGCGCTGTCGCTCGCTGAGCAGACGGCAAGCCGTGACGCCGCGATCGCGCGGCTGGCGGGCCGTGTCCAGGCGTCGGCGGGCGACGGCCCCGCGCTGATCCACCTGTACGACGAGATCGGGTTCTTCGGCGTGTGGCCCGCTGACGTGGTGGCCGCCCTGTCGGACGTGAAGGGCGATGTCGAGGTGCGGCTGAACAGCCCCGGCGGCAGCGTGTTCGACGGCCTGACGATCTACAACACGCTGCGGGAGCACCCCGGCAGCGTGCGGGTCGTCGTCGACGGCCTGGCGGCGTCGGCGGCGTCGTTCATCGCGATGGCCGCCGACCCGGGCCAGCTGGAGGTCACGCCGAACGGCACGGTGATGATCCACGAGGCGTGGGGCGGCTGCGTCGGCTCGGCGGCGGACATGCGGGCGACCGCGGACGTGCTGGAGCAGCAGACGGGCAACATCGCGGCGATCTACGCGGAGCGCGGCGGCCGGTCGGCGGCGGAGTACCGGGCGCTGATGGCCGCGGAGACATGGGCGGTGGGGCAGGAGGCGGTTGACCTCGGCCTGGCTGACCGGGTGCGGCAGGTCCCGGCGAAGGGCGCCGCGGCGGCGCTGCCGGCGGCGGCGTCACTGCCCTGGTCGGTGACGATCGCGGCAGTGACTGACGGCCCGCGGGACGGCCCGGCGGCGGTGGCGGCTGAGGTGCCCGCTGAGGCGGACCTGGCTGACAGTCAGGACGAAGAAATACCAGACCACGCGCCGGGATACAGCCCGGCTGCGTTCATGAGGGAACTCGCCAGCAAGGAGGAAGTGTGAGCCCCAAGGCACCGGTACCGGTGAACTCCTCCGAACTGGAGGAGATGCTCAACGAGCGGGATACCCGTCTCGGCGAGTCAGTCAGGGAGTACATCGCCAGCCAGACGTCGCAGCTGGAGGCGCAGTTCGCCGAGAAGCTGCAGGCGGGCATGGCGGAGTGGCTGAAGGACACCCGCGGCGGTGACGGCGCGGGCAGCGGGGACGCGGCCCGCGCGGTGCGCGCGGCGGAAGGCGACCCGGCGCGGTTCGCGCAGCGGTTCCGTCCCGGCAACGCCCGCAACGCCCTGTACAGCAAGCGGGCGCCGGGCGCGGTGCTGGACGGCGAGGAGATGGCAGCCGGGTGGGGCGAGTTCCTGTCCGCCGTCTACCACCGCGCCGAGCAGACCAGCGAGGTCACCGCGTTCAAGAAGCGGATCCAGAACGCGATGTCGGAGCGCGTCCCGTCCCAGGGCGGCTTCCTGGTGCCGGAGCACCTGCGGTCGCAGGTGCTGATGGTGGCGCTGGAGACGGCGGTCGTGCGGCCGCGGGCGCGGGTCATCCCGATGGACAGCCTGCGGGTGCCGTACCCGACGATCGACGACACGAGCCACACCAGCTCGGTGTACGGCGGCGTGATCGGCTACTGGACGGAGGAGGCCGCGGCCCTGACCGCCAGCCAGCCGAGTTTCGGCCGGGCGATCCTCGAGGCGAAGAAGCTCACGGGGTACACGGAGATCCCGAACGAGCTCCTCAGCGACTCGGTTGAGGCGCTGGCGCAGTTCTTCGCGGACCTGTTCCCGACGGCGCTGGCGTTCTTCGAGGACGTCGGCTTCCTGACCGGCACCGGGGTCGGCCAGCCGCAGGGCGCGCTGAACAGCCCGTGCGCGGTGGTGACCGGCGGCGGCTCGGCGGGCGCCCGGGCCGGCGGCGCGGGCACGGCGGTGCAGTACGGCGACATCACGGCGATGTACGCGCGGATGTGGCCGGCGTCGCTGAACAACGCGGTGTGGCTGTGCTCGCCGGACGTCCTGCCGGGCCTGATGGGGCTGGTCACCGCGAGCGGCATCGCGCCGCCGCTGTGGCTGCCGAACTTCTCGGCGGCGGACGGGTACCCGGGCGGCGGGAACGGCGACGGGCGCCACTACGAGCTGATGGGCCGGCCGCTGATCGTCAGCGAGAAGCTCCCGGCGCTCGCCGGGCAGGGCTGCCTCGCGTTCATCGACTTCGGCTACTACCTGCTGGGCGACCGGCAGGAAATGCAGATCAGCTCCAGCGAGGAATACAAGTTCCAGAACGACCTCACTGCGTTCCGCGTGATCGAGCGCGTCGACGGCCGCACCTGGATCCAGTCCCCGATCACCCCGGAGAACGGCGGCAGCTCGCTGTCGCCGGTCGTCCTGCTGCACGCCTGAGCGAAGGGAAGCACCGACATGGCAATGGAAGGACTCGGCCGGGTTTTCAACGCGGTCCTGATCGCGGCGTCGCAGGCGATCAGCCTGAAGGACGCCCAGGGTGTGACGTTCCTGGTCAGCGGGGCTGACACGGGCGTGGTGGTCACGTCGTCGGCGACGTTCGGCGGCACGTACGCGAGCCCGGGGAACATCATCACCCGCAAGCAGACGAACACCTCGACGAACGGCACCGCGAAGTGGGTGGAGGCGTCCCAGTCGGCGTCGAACACGGTGGTGTGCGCTGCCGGCTCGACGGCGTTCTACGTGGACGCCAACGACCTGCCCGCGGGCAACGCGTACGTGAAGGCGACGCCAGGCAGCACGGGGCTGATCACGGCGATCGTGCACGACCTGGCGATCCAGCGCGACCCGGCGAACCTGGCCGCGCTCGGCGCCTGACATGACGCTCTGGGAGTGCCTGGGGTGCGGCTGCCGCTACGCGGCAGGGGCGCCCCGGTGCCCGGAGTGCCCGGAGACGGCTCACAGGGAGGTTGAGGTGCCGAACATCACCAGCGCCGGCGTGTTCTACGAGCCCGGCAAGGAGCCGCCCGGCTGGGCGCCTGAGCCGGACCCGGAGCCCGAGGCGGACCCAGAGGCCCCGGCTGAGCCGGAGCCGCCCGCAGACCCGGTGATCTCGCCGCCGCGGCGCGTGCCGCCGCCCGCAGCGAGGTGAGCGGTGTCGTGGTGGCAGCTGCTGGACGTCCGCAAGCAGGCCGAAGAGGAGTTCGACTGGTGGGCGGACAGCGCGCCGTTCGCCTGCCCGAACGACGGCGAGCCCCTGAACCTGGCGCCGCCGACGGACAGCGGCTCGTCGGTGGAGAAGTACTGCAGGTTCTGCGGCTTCCAGTTCCCGCGGGACTGGCCGCGCCCGCAGAAGCTGTGAGGAGGGCAGCATGACGATCGGCTGGGCTGACCTCGCGCTGGCCGCGAGGGGGCCAGGTGAGGCGCGGACGCGGGTCCGCGCGGCCATGTCGGAGCGCGTCCCGTCCCAGGGCGGCTTCCTGGTGCCGGAGGAGCTCCGCGCGGACATGGTGCTCGCGTCGCTGGAGGCCGCGATCATCCGCCCGCTGGCGACCGTGATCCCAGTCTCGACGCTGCGCACCGGCCTGCCGGTGGTGGACGACACGACGCACGCGTCCAGCGTGTTCGGCGGCATGGCGTGGAGCTGGACGGAAGAAGGCCAGGCGATCACGGCGAGCAGCGCGGCCTACGCCCGCGGCGTGCTCGAGGCGAAGAAGCTGGCGGCCTACCTCGGCGGGGTGCCGGACGAGCTGCTCGCGGACGCGCCGGCGTTCGAGGCGTTCATGCGGGCCGTGGTGCCCATGGGCCTGGCCTGGTCCGAGGACCAGGCGTTCATCGCGGGGACGGGCACGGCCGGCCAGCCGCAGGGCGTCCTGAACGCGCCGTGCGCGATCCCGGTGACCCGTACCACGTCGCTGCAGGCGGATGTCGCGAACATGGTGACGCGGATGCTGCCGCAGTCGTTCCAGCACTGCATCTGGCTGTGCTCGCCGGACAAGACGGGCGCTCTGCTGCAGATCTTCCTGAACTTCGGGAGCGCGACGACGGGCGTGACGGCGCCGTCGGGGTGGCTGCAGGCCAACCCGACGGACGGCTGGACGCTGCTGGGCAGGCCGATCAAGTTCACCGAGCACGTGCCCGCGTCGGGCACGAAGGGTGACCTGATCCTGGTCGACCCGCGGTTCTACGTGATCGCGGACCGCAAGCAGATGGAGATCAGCGCGTCGGCGAAGGGCGCGAAGTTCCCGCTGGACGAGACGGAGTTCCGCATCGTCAGCCGCCTGGACGGGCGGATCTGGCTGCAGTCGCCGGTGACCCCGCAGAACAGCTCGCAGACGGTGAGCCCCGTCGTGATCCTGACCTGAGGCGCCGTGATCACCAGGCCGTGCTACGCGAACCGCGACGACGTCAAGCGCGCCCTTGACTTTGAGGTCACGCAGGTTGACGACTTGCGGATTGACCGGGCGCTGCAGTCGGAGGCGGAGGCGATCGACGGCGGCCAGGGGATGCGCAGGTTCTTCTACCCGGTGGACGCCACCGTTTACCTGGACTGGCCGAATTACCAGTACGCGTACCCGTGGCGGTACTGGTTCGACCAGGCGGGTTACCACGACCTGTGGGTCATGACGAGCCTGCAGTCGCCGTCCGGCGTTGCCGTCCCGCTGTGGCAAGTCTTTCTGGAGCCGGTGAACCGGAAGCAGGGCTGGCCGTTCACCCGCATGGACCTTGACCGGAGCACCGTCGCGGCGTGGGGCGCGGGCCCGACCCCGCAGCACAGCATCTGGGCGGCCGGGACGTGGGGCTGGTATAACCCGCAGCCGGCGGGGACGATCACGGCGGCCATCAACAGCAGCGTTACGACGATCACGGTCAGCGACGGCAGCCAGGCAGGCGCGGGTGACCTGCTGGTCGTCAACCCGGGAACCTCGGCTGCGCCGTTCCCGGCCTATCCCGGCACTGCCGGCGCTCTCGGCGCACTGAGCGGAGAGCGGGTCATCGTCACGGGCAAGAGCACGGCGGCGACGGGGCTCACGCAGTCGGGGCCGGGCTGCTCGACGGCTAGCGGCGCGGACAACGCCCTCTCCACGACGGGCAGCGGCTCGCTCAATGTCGGCGAGGTGCTGCTGCTCGGCACCGAGCAGATGCTGGTTACCGACATCACGGGCGGCGTGGCGACGGTGAAGCGCGGATGGAACGGGACGGTGCTGGCGGCGCACAGCAGCGCGGCGGTGTCCGCGTACCGGGCGCTGAGCGTGCTGCGCGGCCAGCTCGGCACGACGGCGGCGTCGGCGACTAGCGGCACGGCGGTGAGCAAGCACAACCCTCCGGGGCTGATCCGCGACCTGAACCTGGCCGGGGCGCTGAACAGGGTGCTGCAGGAGACGTCGGGTTACGCGCGGACGGCGGGCGCGGGCGAGGCGCAGGTGCCTGTGTCTGGTGCGGGGCTGGCTGCGCTATGGGCTGAGGCGCGGGCGACGTTCGGGCGAACCATGAGGGTGAGGGCAGTCTGATGAGCAAGCCAACTGGCCGTGCGTTCGCGAAGGCGCTCGAAGAGGCCGGCGTCGTGTCCGACCTGGACACCGTCGAGCGGATCGTCATAGACATCGACGCCACCATAGCCCGCGTCTACGTACAGCGCATTGGCGACAGTCGGCTGCTGGAAGCGATCAGCGGGCCGCTCGGCATGATGCTCGCCGACGTCGCGCCGAAGGGCGTCCGCTACTGGACACGCGTGGCCAATGAGCTGCTCGACGACCCGGGGACGACAAAGGGATTCGCTGAGGCGGGGCTGCGCATCGTGGAGCACGGCGGCCGCGTCGACCCCCACGTGCGCATGGTGCTGATCGAGGACGATGGAGCACCGCCGGAGCTGGACGGCAAAGAGGTTGAGATCTCGCTGACGCGCGGTTACCGACACGCTGGCGATCTCAACGAGAGCGTATGGGTCAGCATGCGGCAGGTGATCGCCTGATGGGCTCGCTGAAGGTCACCGTCAAGCTCGACGCCTCCGGCCCGCTCGCCGACGGCAGCGCGGAGAAGCTCGTCGACAAGTGGCTGGAGAACACCACCCAGGCCCTCGGCGACAAGGCCGTGGACATGCTCCGCGCGGTCCAGATGGACAGGACCGGGCGCGCGACGGGAGCGTTCCAGGGGTCGCTCCAGACCGTCCGCAAGAGCCTGAACGTGATGACCGTCCCCGGCCCGATGCAGCGCGGCGTCGTCTGGTCGCCGTGGCTGGAGGGCAGCAGCAAGCGCAACGAGGACACCGGCTTCAAGGGCTACGGGCTGTTCCGCAAGACGCGGCTGGCGCTGCAGAAGCAGGCCCCGGACATCGGCCAGCGTGAGCTTGACAAGCTCATCGGCCAGATGGGCGGCGAGTGATGGCCCTCGACGCGACAGCCGTAGCCAGCCTGTTCGACCAGGTGCAGAGTATTGCCCAGTCCCTCGGCGGCTTCGAGACGCTGGTCGACCACGAGCCCAAGGCCGCACCTCAGTCGCTGCCCGCCTTCGCCTACTGGTGGAGCGACATCGGCCCGGCGCGCGGCCTCTCCGGCCTGGACGCCACCAGCACCCGCTGCGAGTTCCGGGCGCGCATCTACCTCGACGCGCTGTCCAAGCCGGAGGGCAAGACCGAGCAGAAGCTGCTGTACCTGTCTGCGCTGGTGCTCGGCGCGTACTCGGCGGCGTTCACGCTCGGCGGCGACGCGGTCGCGGTCGACCTGCTCGGCGGCTGGGGGAACCCGCTCGCGGCCGGCCCCGGCTGGATAACCCACGACGGCAAGCCGTTCCGGGTCGCGGAAATCACTATCCCGGTGCTGCTCGACGGCACGTTCGCGCAGGAGGCGTAGATGGCTAAGCAGAGCGGCCTCGGGGCCCGGTTCCTCGTCGGCGGCTACGACATCAGCGGCGACGTCCAGGCGGTCGACACGATCGGCGGCACGCAGGGGCTGCTGGACTCCACCGACATCACCCAGTCGGCGCACTCCCGCATCCTCGGCCAGCGCGACGGGTCGATGGGCTTCACCGTCTTCATGAACCCGGGGGGCGCTCACCCGGTGCTGGCGGCGCTGCCGACGGCGGACACGCTGCAGACGTTCCTCGCGCCGCCGCTGTCGATCGGGTCTCCGGCGGCGTGCCTGGTCGCGAAGCAGGTGAACTACGACCCGACGCGCGGGAACGACGGTGCGCTGACGATGAAGGTGACCGGCCAGGGCAGCGGCTTCGGGCTGGAGTGGGGCGTGCAGCTGACGCCGGGGCTGCGCACGGACACGACAGCGACGAACGGCACCGGCCTGGACGGCGGCGCCGGGTTCGCCACGCCGAGCGTGCCGGCGTCCGGCACTCCGGTCACGAACACCTCTTCGCTGCCCGCGACGGTGGTGGTCAGCGGCGGCACGGGCACGAACGTCGCGATCAACGGCGTGGCCCAGGGCACGTTCAACGGCACCTACACCGTCCAGCCCGGCGCCACGATCAGCCTGACCTACTCGGTGGCCCCGACGTGGACGTGGACGCTGCAGACCACCTCGGGCGCGCAGGCGTACCTGCAGGTGACGAGCTTCACCGGCACTTCGGTGACGGCGGCGGTGCAGGACAGCGCGGACGGCACGACGTACGCGGCGGTGACCGGGCTGACGTTCACGGCGGTGACGGCCGCGCCGGCGTGGCAGCGGCTCGCGACGGCGGGGAACGCGACGGTGCGCCGGTACCTGCGGGTGGCCACCACCGGCACGTTCAGCAGCGCCACGTTCGCCGTGGTGCTGGACCGCAACCTGGGGGCGGTGAGCTTCTGATGGCCCTCCAGCAGCCGCTGCCGGCGTGGCTGTACCGGGACGCCCGCGCGTACCGGGTCCACATGCCGCCTGACGTCACCGTCGCGGCGGCGTGCGAGGACGTCGGCTGCGACCAGTGGCGGTTCGGCTGGGAGACGGTCTGCGACCTCACGGACCTGACCCCGGCGACAGGAGGCGCCGCAGTCGCCGCGCTGATCCGCTCCGGCAAGACAGGCCGCACGTACCGGGAGCTGACGCACGCGCCGGACGCGAGCGTCGCCGTCTTCCGGTTCGAGTCCGGCCAGCGGTGCTTCGCCGAGCACCGCACCCGGCCCGGCGAGCTGCTGGTCTACAGCCGCGGCCGCCGGGTCGCCGAGCACTTCAGCTTCCGCGACATCGCGGAGGACTACACCGAGCACGCCGGCCGCCTGGCCGAGCAGGAAAAGAGAGGGTGACCCATGGCGAAGACCTCAGGCCTCGGGGCCACGATCACCGTGGCCGACGCGGGCGGCACGCCCCGAACCATCAGCAACGACGTGACCGACTTCACGATGGCCACGCCCGTCAACCTGCAGGACACCACGGGCGTGGACAAGAGCGCGCACGAGAAGCTCGCGCTGCTGCGGGACTACACCCTGCAGCTGAAGGGGGTCTTCAACGCGGCGGCGAACATGTCGCACGCGGTGCTGAGCACGGTGACCACCGGCGCGGGCGCGGTGGCGCGGGCGTCGTCTGTCTTCCCGACGTCGTCGGGGTCCACCCCGGTCCTGACGGCGAACCTGCTGTACGCCGGCTACACCGTCACGCGCGGCAACGACGGCGCGCTTACCTGGTCGGCGGACGGGAACCTCGCGGACGGGGCGATCCCCACGTGGGCGTAGGCGGCTTCGAGGTCTCCACCACCGGGAGCGT